TTCTTTCTATGCTAATTCTATAAGCATCAAAAGGTTGATATTTACTTATATCAAAAGTATAGACATGATTAAAAGGTTGTCTAGTTTTACCTGTTATAATACCACTTTGTGAATCTTTTGTTCTTCCATTTTTGTGATAACTTGATGTACTAGTAGCGATTGTGGGTCTACCTACTTTTGTTACATCTTGGTAAGTAGTTCCTCCATCTCTAGAATATCCAAATTTAATTCTGTATTCAGCAAATCCATTTCCTAACTTCCCTGTTTCTTTTTGAGAAATCATACTATTAAATTGTAAAGTTATTTTTACTGCGTCTATTTCTGCAGCATTACCCACTCCCATAGAAGATGATGTTACTTGTAGTGCACTACCTGTATAAGAAGAAGTTTCTTTAAAACCAAAAGCAGATGCAGAAGGATAACCTGAACTTGATGAAGTACTAATATTACCTCCACTGACTTGGTGAGCAACTGATGCACTACCTATACCTGAAGGTGTTGGTAGATATGCTTGTTCACGAGTACCTGTTCTAAATGCAAATCCAAAGTTTTCATAATTATATAATGGAGCAGCATTTGCAGCCCTAAACGGACTACTCATTTGTACTCCTGTATTTGCAATACTAACTCCTGCGGCTGATATTGTTGCAGTATTCCCACTAAAACTATCAATAGTATCTTTTAAATCTAAGTAAGCATTTGTTCCTGATATACTTGTCATAGGAACAAGGTCTACTCTTACTGCTGCATTATTTAGATGTTCAGTGATTCCTGCTATGAGCTGTCCACCATTGTCTCCAGCACCATCAATACGAATCATTGGTTGAATACCATTTCCGTCCCAAACATCTGTTGAAGCAAAGAAACTTGTATTACTTGATACAACTATGTTATTACCTGCAACAGTAGTTATAGTGCTTGATGTTCTTTTACTTGCCCCTTGGACTATTACTTCTCTCACTCCGTCAGCTGTAGAAGCTCCACTAAATATGTTGCCTGTTGAATTATCTGTGATTACACCTGTACTGTGTACATAGTTAGCATCAAATGACCTTTGAGGAGAAAGAATAGCTGCATTTGTACCATTTGCAACAGGATTATCGTTAAGTCTAATACTTGCAACACCATCAACTAACCCTTCAATCGGGCCTTCAGATAGTAAATCATAAATAACTGCAGTTTGCGCACGAACTTTTCCAGAAGCTTTTACTCCTTGCGAATCTAGTGGTGCGCTACCTCTATTGCTTCCTTCTGCTGTACTCATTATTCTTGCATTATCTCCTGCATCCAATCTGAATCGCCGCCGCCAGTGCTTCCGCCACCGCCTCCGCCGCCGCCAGAACCTGAACCGCTACGAGTTCCTTTACTTACAAAAGTATACCCTTGATTTCCTGTTATTCTATAATCTGTAAAACCAAAATTCACAACAGCTCCACCAACTTCCATCTTTCCAAAACAAAGCGGTACTGGTATACCTGACTTTGTAGTATTCGTTGGCCCATTAAATAAAGTTGATTGTTCTTCATCTAATTCTTCGGGGTCATCTGAGGTAAGTCCTATAATACCAGCAAGAGCTAATTGTGTACCTATAGTTACTAATAGTTGTAGTCCAGCTTCTGCTGCTTTTCCAGAAGGGTCTACTGTTAAACCAACAACAATTAATATTACTCCTAAAATTATTTTTCCAATATCACTTAAACCTGACCCTTGTGGGATTGGAGTAATAATTATATCATCTTTTCCTAGTTCAATTCCTGCCGTTTGATTAGTTAAAAAATCTTCTCCTTTTTGAACTGTAAATCCTACTCCATTTTCAGTGCAATCTATAAGATATTGACGAAGACCGCCTTTCATTACATCTATTGCATGCATAGCTTCTTGAACTGTCTTGCAGTTTAATCTATGATGCTCTCCGAATAGTTTGCCCATTCTTCCTTTTAAGTATATATTTCTGGTCATGGTTGTAAAATTGTGTATTCTTTTTCGGGATAGGAAACGATTAAATATGGGATTATGGACTACATATTTTATTTTTGAATTTATTAAATAATTAACAAAAGTTTTTCCGTCCATTTTAAAGTCTTTTTCATTTTCGGCAATATTTTCAAGTGGAATATATTTTTCATTATTACCATCTTGTATAATAAGTCCACAACATTCTCGTGGTGCTTCTCTACCAGCGTGTGCATAAATTTCTTCCATCATGAGAATGCCTTAGATGCAGGGTACCCCCCGAAAGGTAAGGTAGCATCTGTATTTGTCTTTGCTTTACCTGTTGAACTTGCTGTTCCTACAGATTTAGGAGCAAATCCAAATCTCATTTTGCAACCTTCTGTTCGTTTACTACATCCATCTCCTCTTTCCCAAACTCCTCCTCCTGGTATTGGGTGAGTATTCTGGCTAGGAACTGATGCTTTCCATAATAAGACTTTTCCATTTGTAGAAGAACTTGCAGTATTATCTGTAAAGGTTACATAACTGTTGTCTCTATCGTCACTAAAAGTAAAATATTCTGTGCCATGAGAATATGCTGAAAATACTCTTACTCTATTAAATGCAGAATTATCATCTGAAGGAGTGCCTGGTGCATTATTAGTTGCTATTGCTTGCCAATAGTTATTTGCTGTTACACTACTTGTAGTGCCATTTGCATTATATCTTGTGATTGTTTTTGTAGTTCTATAGTAAGCATCAGCTGTTACCGCTCCACTAGTATAAAGTGTAAAACTTGTACTGCTAGGAATGACATATTCGTCATCTGTATTTACATAGACAGTATATTCAGTTCCGTCAGCTAAAGCAGATATGGAAGATTTTATTTTTCCCTCTACATGCCAAGTACATCCACTCTGTGCTTTTTTCCAATTATCTTGGTGTGCTCCTGCCCCTTGATAAATGAAAGGACATCTATCTGGTAAAATATTTCTTGCAGGTATTTTTACTCCTTGTAAATCAAAAGGAGCAACACACTCTATTTGAACAGCAGTTTTAGTTTTTCCTTTGATTCTATCCATGAGATAAACATCTCTTGGAAACTCAGTAGGAGGATTAGTTGCAGAACCTTCTCCATGTAAGTATTTTTTCAATGTAGTTCTTTTTATAAACTTCAATCCTAAAAAAGAATCAAAATCAATTGTTCCAATTGCATTTGAAAAAACATTAGTGGCATTTGCAATATTTACTAATGGCCTTGCTATTGCTCCATCGTTTTTATATTCTAATCCTTGTATTTTTGCAGGTATGGCTATGTAAGTATTAATTTGAGAATTATTATTATAATCTCTCATTTGAACAGTAGTTAAATCAGTATCAAGACCAGACATAAAATAAATAAAACTTCCTTTTACATATTCTAACTCATATAAACATACCAGTTCTGAGCCTGGGTCAAGTTTCTGTAAATCTTTTACTGCTATATTTTCTGCCATTATGCTTCATAAACCCTTACAAAAGTTGCTGATAAAGTATAGAAGTCATCATAATCCCATTTTTGAGTAAACTGTGATACATAAACTTTTACTGTTTCTTCGTTGCCACTTGCATTTGTATCTGCGAATGTAAAATCAAATGCTGTTACACCATTTGTACTCTCAAAAAATCCTATAATATCATCTATCTCTGCTTTCTCTCTAGTTGCGAAAGATACTGAAAATTCTTGTTTTAAATTATTTATACCATTTGCTATTCTTTGTTGATAACCATCTCCAAACTCAGCTTTAAAAATTACAGGCTCGTTACTTCTTGTCATACCTTTATCTGGTACTATTGTTCTACTTCCAAATGATGCTGTTGTGCTAAATCCTAATGCCATTATCCTGCTAATACTCCCCCTGGTCTAAGTTCTTTTTCTATTGTAGCTTGTACTGCTGCATCAATTGCTTTTGCGAGTTGTGCTCCACTATCTGAATCTGTAGTTGAACTTCCATCAGCCATGTTGACTGTAATATTTGTATTGTTTGTGTTTCCTCCACCTTTTCCTAAATCAACAGGAATACTTCTATTATCGGGTAAAGGTACAACTGCTTCATGTTGTTTTCCTTCTCCTACCATATATGTTGGTTGTCTTGCTATACCGCCTGCTGCGTATTGCATGATACCGCCTTTAGCCATGCCAACAGCTGCTCCACCAGCTCCACCGCCACCAAATAAACCAGCAATAAAACCACCGAGACCACCGCCTCCACCTGAGCCACCTCCAAAGAGTCCTTTGAACATTCCAGATAGTAAACCATTTTCTCCGAATAAGCTACTACCTATTTTCTTAAATAGTCCTTCTTCTCCAAAAATACTTTGACCTACTTTTGCAAACATTCCATCTGCTCCAAATACTCTTTGGAATAGATTAGGCATATCTTTTATTGGTTCTAATTCTCCTGTTGAAAATAATGTTTCTTTCTCTTGTGCTGACAAATCATCTAGACCAGACATAAAAGATGGGTCATGTGCTTTACCTTCTAAGTAAGCCGCATGGTCAAATTCTGAGTAACCCGCTCTACCTTCTCTACCAAAGATAAAATCTTTTATT